AATTTGGAAGCTTAGTCGAAGCCACAGGTTATACATTGAGTTATGCTGGTGCTGGAATTGATTATAGTAAACTAAGCAAAGGGCAAGGAGGAGTCGGCCTTGCAGATCCAAATAAATACACAATTGAGTTAAGTGGTGGACGAGTGTTTATTACTGCTACAGATGAAAAAGGAGACTTTTATGTTGGTAAAGTTACTCCGGCAGCAGCAGGACAAACCCCAAGACCATTATTTAGAATTAATCAAGAAACGGGTGCTATAGATGGTCGAGCATTTTATCAAAGCATTTTCGGATTTATGGCCCCGTTCGTTATGGCATTGACCAGAAGGAAATAAACAATGGCCGCACCAATTTTTAAATTTAAAAACGTTAGAGTTCCAATTACCACTACCAATGATACCTTAGTTTATGCTGTGGATATAGGACTTGGATCTAGAGGACTTGATTTAGGTGTGTTGCCAGAGGAAGTAAGTTCAGTTGTGTTAACTGTGCAATGTGCAAATAACTGGTCTTATGTGCCCGACAAAACAATTTTATCTGTGGCAAATTCCGGTGATTTGTTCACAGTTGCAGATGCATCGGATTTAAAAATTGGGATGCAAGTATCGTTTCGTGGGTTAGCTTATGCAAATGTAACCTTAGCTGCACAAGGTGGAAATGGAAAAGTCTACTACATTAAAGAAATAATTGGAAATACATTTAAAGTATCTGAAACATTAGGCGGATCTGTATTTGCTATTACCTCTGATGGTGACAACGTAAGTGCTGGTGGATATATGTATATGGATGTTGATTCTAGCGTAAGTGTAACAGCTAAGATAAGAGATCTAAATCTTAACACCAGTGTAAATCTTGTGTCTGATTATTCTGTATTGCCTAATAATGCGTTTGATCCGCTTAACGGTAATCTAGTATTAACATCAAAGTTAGCTTTAATTATACAAGCTGACGTACCAAATGCAATTGATGTCACAGTAAGTTTATTGGAGATTGCTAATGCCACGGCTACTTGATCCGCGTTTTACTAAAGGTCTTGTTGATTCACCCAATGGTTATGTTCGCGAGGATGGAAGTCCGGCACAACCCAATGACCTTGTTTTAGTTAATCGCGATGGTCGTAGTATAACCTTTGTTGATCAAACAACAGTAATATCTCCTACAAAATATTATTTTCAAGCTGAACGTCCTGCTGGGCCCGACGAAAACTTTAATGCCGGCGATCGCTGGATTGATATTGACACCGGGAGAGAATATACTTGGATTAGAGACGGAAGCACAACACCCACTGAAGGTCAATGGGTTGAAACCGGACCCGAAGGTGGAATAGGCCCCACTGGGCCAACTGGACCAACCGGGCCAACTGGCCCTACAGGTGCTTATGGCCCTAGTATTACAATTGTGGGATCTGTTCCTACAGTGGGCGGAGATCCTCAAGCAACATTAAATGCAGCCTTTGCCCCGAACACTGCTGGTGATGCTGCATTTGCAGTAGATACTGGATTTTTATGGGTATACGATGGTGCAAACTGGATAAATGTTGGTCAATATGTTGGTCCAACTGGCCCAACAGGTCCCACCGGTGCCATTGGCCCCACCGGTGTCAGCGGATATAGTGGATTTAGTGGATACTCGGGGTCATTTGGAGAAAGTGGATATTCGGGCTACAGCGGAAGTGGTGTAAGTGGATATTCAGGTCGCAGTGGATGGAGTGGCAAAGGCGAATCCGGCTTTAGTGGTCGTAGCGGTTGGAGTGGTTTCAGCGGTCGCAGCGGATGGAGCGGCGTTAGCGGATATAGTGGATTTACAGGCCCCACTGGACCACAAGGGGCAGGAATTGTAATTCGTGGAGTTTTAGAAACCTTTACACAACTAGCAGATATTAGTCCAATAACCGAATCTGATGCTTATATTGTTGGGTCTGATTTGTATGTTTGGAATGCAGGATCGGATCAGTGGTTCAATGTTGGTCCTTTTAGGGGACCAACAGGTGATAGCGGATATAGCGGACGTAGCGGATGGTCGGGATTTAGTGGAACCAGTGGATTCAGTGGATTTAGCGGTCAAAGTGGTACCAGTGGATGGTCGGGTATCAGTGGATGGTCCGGACTTAGTGGATACAGCAGTTTTTCTGGAATAAGTGGTTGGAGCGGTATTAGTGGCTGGTCGGGCAGAAGTGGATGGTCAGGATTTAGTGGATTTAGTGGACTGAAGGGCGACACTGGTGCTCCGTTAGCAATACAGGCAAGAAATACTCCGCCAACACCTAATCCCAATGATTTAGTAACACAAGATCCCGGTGCTGGTCAAGATGGGGATGCTTTCCTTGTTGATGGAAATTTATGGGTATGGGCCGGAGCATTGTGGATAAACGCAGGAAGTATCAGAGGCGAAAGCGGATATAGTGGATATAGTGGTAGCGGTGTAAGCGGTTGGTCGGGCTTTAGCGGCACCAGTGGATGGTCGGGATTTAGCGGCACCAGCGGTTGGTCAGGGATCAGTGGATACAGCAGTTTTAGTGGTATCAGTGGGTGGAGCGGTATCAGTGGGTGGAGTGGCTTTGCCGGAGACAAATACAAGACCACTTCGTCGTCGGCACGAGAGACCACATTAGGTGTTAAGACATTTACAGTTGATACCGGACTAGCATACACAGTTGGGCAGAACGTTATATTTGTTTGGGCTAGCGACACATCAGTTAAGCTGCAAGGATTTGTTCAAAGCTATAATCCTGCCAATGGTGAATTAGTAGTTTCTATTGATTTAGTTGAAGGAAGTCAAACTGGCGGCATTGCTCCCTGGATAATCAATGTAGCAGGTATAACCGGTTTAAGTGGTTATTCGGGTACTAGTGGGTGGAGTGGCATTAGCGGTTGGAGTGGGTTTTCTGGAATCAGCGGTTGGAGTGGGTTTTCTGGAATCAGCGGTTGGTCAGGAATCAGCGGTTGGTCAGGCACACCCGGCGATCTTTATAAAACAACTAGTACAACACAAGTTGATCTTGGTGCATTATCTCTTGGTGGCTCTGTTGTTTTAGCCGGAGTTGGTGCTAATCTCGCTTATACTGTAGGCCAGGCTGTGGTTGTTTCGAATTCCTTAACAAATTATTTTGAAGGGAGAGTTAGTGCCTACAATCCAAATGCTAGCCCTTCTCCGACAATAACAATTTCAGTTGTAGCCAAATTTGGATCAGCTACTCTTAATTCTTGGAGTATAAATCTTGCAGGAACTTCGGGTATTTCGGGATTCTCGGGCACAAGTGGGTGGAGCGGTATTAGTGGCTGGTCAGGAATTAGCGGCTGGAGCGGTATCAGTGGTTGGTCAGGTACAAGTGGGTGGAGTGGACCTAGCGGTTGGTCGGGAATTAGCGGGTGGTCAGGTATCAAAGGCGATCTATATAAAACCACCGGAACAACTTCTGTTATAAACCTAACTACTCAGCAAGTTGGAAATTCAGTTACTTTAACTGCGGTAGCAGACAATCTTGCTTATACAGCCGGGCAAAATGTAGTTGTTTCTTCTACAACACAAAATTATTTTGCTGGTCGTGTTGATACTTATAACAGCGGAACACAAACACTAGTTGTTATAATTGAAAGAATTCCAGAAACTGTCACTAATACTAACATTACAAGTTGGCAAGTCAATTTAGCAGGAACTCAAGGTATCAGTGGTACCAGTGGATATTCGGGGTTCAGCGGAAGCGGCATAAGTGGGTGGAGTGGTGCCAAGGGTGATAGCGGATGGTCGGGTATTAGTGGTTGGAGTGGATTCAGTGGATGGTCAGGATTATCTGGTGCACCGGGCGATCGTTACAGAACTACAACAACACAAAACTACCAACTTCAAGATAAAACACCAGGAATAAATCATACTGTATTAATTGGTACAGGATTAGCTTATACCACAAATCAAGATATTACTGTAGTTTTTTCAGTTAACCGATTCTTTGTTGCTAAAGTTGTAAGTTATAATACAGGAACCGGGGAGTTAGTATTTTCAGTTGTTTCTACAGGAACTGATCCACACGATACATCAGTTACTTGGACAGTAAACTTAATTGGAGCCACTGGCGGAAAAGGCGACAGTGGCTTGAGCGGATGGAGCGGAGCCACAGGTAGTGGTATCAGTGGATGGAGCGGTGCTAAAGGCGACAGCGGCTGGAGTGGTATCAGTGGTTGGAGCGGTTTTAGTGGAGTACCCGGAGATTTATATAAAACAAGTAGTACTTCGATTTTAAATTTAAACAATGTGGCCACTGATTTTGGCGGTCAAAGCAGACCTCCTGTTGTTGTTGGATCAGGTATAGCACTAACAGTAGGAACAGGGCTTGCTTATACAGCAAATCAATCGGTAGTAATTTCAAACAGTCTTACAAATTGGATCAAAGGTGATGTATCAGATTACAATTCGGGTACCGGAGTACTACAAGTTATAGTCACTGCTAAAAACGGGACTGGAGTACAGAACGCTTGGACTGTAAACCTATTGGGTAGTTTAGGTATCAGCGGAACCAGTGGATTTAGCGGATGGAGTGGTATTCCCGGAGACTTATATAAGACAGATTTAACTAACACTCAAATTAATCTTTCGGCATTGGTTGTCGGAAACAATACAACTATATCCGGTGTTCCGACTAATAGAGCATATAGTACAGGTCAACGATTAGTTGTAGCTAATACATCAACACAATATTTTGAAGGACTTGTTTTCAGTTTTACCAATGGTGATTTAGTAATTACAGTTGAACGAATTGTTGGAGCGACTCAGGCCAGTACTTGGACTATCAATTTACTTGGAATAAAAGGTGAAAGTGGCTTGAGCGGGTGGAGCGGAGCCACAGGTAGTGGTATCAGTGGATATTCGGGGTTCAGTGGAAGCGGCATAAGTGGATGGAGCGGTGCTAAAGGCGAATCTGGATGGTCGGGTATTAGTGGCTGGTCGGGTATCAGTGGATGGAGCGGAAAAGACGCCAGTGGATTAACTGGAAGTCGCGGCGATCGCGGTGGATATAGATTTAATTTTAGTACTACAACAAACACAAGCGAAGACCCTGGGGTCGGTAATATAAGACTTAATAATACAACATTTGGTTCTGTTACTCAGGTCACAATTAGCAAAACAGATGCATTTGGATTTGTACATAATAATCTCTTTACATTTGATTACGATCAATTAACATTTATATCAAACAATTATGCTACTGTTGTTCCGGTAATGACTTTCCGAGTTACCGCTCGTGATGTACAAGCCAATTATGTTCGATTCACTGTTACTCCAGTTGATGGATTAATACCAACAAATAACACTGAACCGATGATATTGTTGTTTGCTGGTAAAGGAACTAGCGGATTTAGCGGTACCAGTGGCTGGTCTGGTCTTAGTGGGTGGAGCGGTAAAGACGGTATAGTAGCCGGCACTAATAAACAGGTATTATACAATAATAGTACAGCAGTTGGCGGTGCAAAGATTTACTACGATAATACTGGAAATGGAAAAACTGGTTTCGACGAAGCTTCACCATTGGGTACAATTGATCTTAAAGGAAACTTTGTACAGAATGTAATTACTGTAACACCTAGTGCCGGGGCGGCTTCTATAGATTGCTCGTTAGGGAACTATTTTCAAGTTACTGTTTCGTCAAATGTTACATTTACTTTCACAAATATCCCTGCAACGATAAGATCGTATTCGTTTACGTTGGAAATCCTACATACTGGAGGAACAATTACTTTCCCTGCTGCTGTTAAGTGGCCAGATAATACGGCACCAACATTTACTGCTGGTACAACACGACGCCATTTGACGATATTTGTATCGACTACAACGGATGGGGCCAGATGGTTTGGAGCTGCATTGCCTAATTATTCTTTCTAAATAATATAAGATGAATCCGTCAATACAACGATTATTAATGTCGGCTGCACAAAAAATTAATACTAGTGGCTGGTCTTTAGAAAATATCGCTGATAGTGCTGGGATCGCTATTACTGCAATTGGAACCTCGGGAGGATATCCCACAGGTACCGAAAGTGGCGATTTAATGATAGGTAACACCACTGGGAAAGTAATAAAGTATACTAACAGTTCTTGGACACCCATTACCTATCTTAACTCAACGGGACAAGCTTGGAAAGACGCTGAAATTACTGTAATTAGACCGAGTTTTGATTATTCGATTATCGCCGGTAAAAAAGGACAATTAGCTCTAACTCAGGGTGTATCCGGATTTAATGCCGAAATTGTTAATACTAGTGCCTGGGGTGAAACAGACATTTTATCATTAGAGCTCGGAATTAATACTTCATTGAACGGGTTTACCTACGGACAAGGCACTTTATTAATTGGTGGGTCGAGCGGAAAAATTGCTTGGACTTTGATGTCATCCCCGGGAGACTATCTAAGTAACTTTTCCAATAAAGTATCCACAATTCCTGGCTGGGATACACTTGGTACCTTGGGTGATGTAGTTTCGATTATATACAAAGGACCATGGTATGGAAATACTCCTCCAGTAACTGCAGATCTAAATCCTAATAGAGCCAGATATGATGGAGATACATCTGGTTGGTTCGCATTTTCCCGAAGCGGCAGGTTCGTAGTTCATGATCATCATTGGACCAGTGGTCAAGCCGGGATTACTAACGATTTTTCATCGGGCTGGACTGAAAGAACGAGTTTAAGAAATTTAATAGGTACGTCTGGTGATACGTTAGTTAAAGTTATTATTCAGAATAATAAATTTATTGCTGTTTCAAAGCAAGGAAATGTGTTTTTATCTTATGATGGCATTGGTGCGTGGGAGTCTAGAGGAAATGTATGGGACTCTGCAACCGAAACTTCACTGACTAAAGAAGTTTTAGATTTTTATTTTGATGGACAATATTTTAATGTATTGACTAAAATTAACGGTGTTATTAAACTTAAAAAACATGAACAATTAACACACGATCAAGACGAATTAAAGATTTGGGTCACCGATGATACTCAATATCAGTCTGATCCTTATACGATATTTCATTACAACGGAAAATATTATGTAACTGGTAGCAATGGTCGGTTATATGTTAAAACACAGGCCATAACTCCAGTTAATAAGAGTATACTAACACCAATGGTTGTTACAGTTGGTGCAACTATAAATAGTACTCCTTTTACTATTTATTTTGATTTTTTTAATCTAGCACTGTCAAGATTTGAATCTGCTGATTTAGTTATATTAAATGACATCGGCGAAGTTCAAAGAGCATCAGTACATGGAACTCAAGTATCGTGTCAAAGAGTTAGTTATCAAATTGGTGTCCAAACTTTAAGCCCTCAGACCACAAGAACAAAATTAAGTATATCTAGAGGAAACACCGGGAAAGTTAGAATTTTTGGTCGACGTTACGGTTTTCAAACAATTCAGTATTTTGATAGAAGACCAGAAATTACAGATCCGGGTTTTACATCTCCTATAAGCGAAATTAATCAATGGGGAAATGCTCAATTTTTAAGATTGGATGGTGCTTTTGCAAGTAATCAATCTTTACAGACATTACCCACCGAAGAAATGCCTCCCTTCTCGTTTTGTGATTCTCTAGCCGGAATGTTTGCAAACTGCTCATTGTTAAATTCTTTTCCTAAACTTCCTTCTGCACTTGGGGCAATTGAATCAATTGGTGGTATGTTATACAACTGTCGTGAATTTAATCAACCGATCGTTAGTTCCGACGGCGGCCAGTTAAACACATTCAGATTGGCTAACGCATCATATCTATTAAATAATGCAATAAAATTTAATAATAAAATTAGCTTAGTATTAAATGGTACAGGTTCTCCGGTTGCAAGCTACACAAAAAATCTAAGTTATATGTTTTACGGTTGTAGTGCATTAACTGGAACTTTTGATAATTCTATTACGAATTTATCTTTTATAACTGATTCATTTTATACTGTTAATTGCCAAGGAATGTTCTATAATTGCAGAAATTTAAATGTAAATTTAAATACTTGGAATACTTCTCGTGTAACTGATATGTCTTACATGTTTCACGGTTGTAACACTTTTAATGGTACATTAAACAGCTGGGATACCGGTAATGTTACTAATATGAGATATATGTTTCAGGGTGCAAATGCATTCAATCAGCCCATTGGTTATAATTCAACCACTGGAGCCTGGAATACCGGTAATGTAACTAATATGTCTTACATGTTTAGTGGTGCGAAAGCTTTTAATCAGCCGATTGGCACATGGGACACTTCTAAAGTGACAGATATGTCGGGTATGTTTCAATATGCCGAAGTGTTTAATCAAAATATCGGAAACTGGAACACAGCCAATGTTATTTACATGGTTAGAATGTTTATGGCATTTGTGAGTGGAAGTCTCGGGGCTCTGAGTCAATTTAATAACGGATCTCCAATTGGTCAAGCAGGCACAAATTCGTTAAACTGGAATGTTTCTAAAGTTGTAAATGCAGCTAGAATGTTTAGTGATGCTAGATGGTTTAATTCTCCTATTAATTTTACAGGTGCTTGGCAAGGATTTCCGAATACAATTCAATACTTCGAATACGATATTGACAGTATGTTTGAAGGGGCATTGGTATTTAATCAACCACTTAACTGGGATCTTTCAAAAGCTCAAAGTTTACGAAAAGTGTTTAAAAATGCCAATGCATTTAACGGCTCAATAAGTGGATGGAAAATCGATAGCGTAACCACAATGTACGAGATGTTTCGTGGAGCAACAGCATTTAATCAGCCCATTGATTATAATTCAACCACTGGAGCTTGGAATACCAGTAACGTTACTAGTTTAGAAAACACTTTTTATGCAGCATCGGCATTTAATCAACCTATTGGAAATTGGAATACCAGTAAAGTAACAAACTTAATGTACACATTTGGTGCCGCATCTTCGTTTAATCAACCTATCGGGAACTGGAATACAGGCAATGTTCTTTTTTTACAAGGTGCTTTTAATGCAGCATCGGCATTTAATCAACCGTTGAATTCGTGGAACACTAGCAAAGTGATTAACTTATCAGCGACGTTTGCTGCCGCTACAGCATTTAATCAACCGTTGAATAATTGGAATACTAGTGCAGTGACAGATATGAGCAGTACATTTGCTGCTGCGTCTTCGTTTAATCAACCAATTGGCACGTGGAATACTGCTAACGTTATTCGTATGAGTCAAATGTTCGATAGTGCGACATTATTTAATCAAGACATCGGTAGTTGGAATACAGGCAAAGTAACTACTATGTATCGTATGTTTTTTGCTGCAGCACAGTTTAATCAATCAATCGGTAGTTGGAATACTCAAAATGTTACTACTATGGAAGGAATGTTTACCAGAGCTAGTAAATTTAATCAACCGATTGGGGGATGGAATACAGGCAATGTAACTAATATGGCTAACATGTTTGACGAGGCATTGGTATTTAATCAACCAATCGGAAGTTGGAATACTAGTAAAGTAACTAATATGTCTTACATGTTTGCTCGTGCACTAGCATTTAATAAAAATCTTAGCGGATGGTGCGTTACACAACTTCCGTCGCAGCCACTTGGATTTAATACAATGGATCCGGGCATAACATCTATATGGATTCAGCCAAAGCCTCAGTGGGGAACTTGTCCTGCTGCTCCTATGCCTGATATATTTAGTGTTGCCATCACAAGCAATCAAGTCAAATTAAACTTGTCAACCTATGCCTCAAATCAAGGATGGGACGGTAATTCACCTCTAATTGTTACAATCAATCCCGGAGTGTATATTTACTCAGATTTTCCCAATGATTTTACACCAGGATTGTTTATTCAAGGTACTTATCCAAATGGAATAACATTAAATAATTATGGAAACATAATAGGTGCTGGGGGTGGCGGAACAAACTCCCTTACTAAAAATGGAGGACCTGCCTTAAGAATTGATTCTTCAAAGGTTACAATAAACAATTTTGGTAACATAGCAGGAGGAGGCGGACGAGGTGGTACTTTAACTATAAATGACGTGGTCTATGGAAGTGGGGGAGGTGGCGGTGCTGGTGGTGGTGCTGGTCTACCCAGTTTAGGTAGTGGTGTAGGGGGAACAGGTGGTTCTCTTGGTCAGGCAGGCACAGCCGGTAGTCAAGGACTAACAATTTCAACCGGGTATAATCTATATAGTGGAACCCTAGCAACGTATACCGAACGTCAGACCACATTCGGCGGCGGCGGAGGCGGCGGAAGAATTCTTCCCGGATCTGGGGGTACTAACGGTAATTCCCCGTCTAACATGGGCGGCGCAGGCGGTGGTTCGGGTGGCGCAGGTGGTTCAGTGAAACAGGTTTTATATTTACAAACCGGCAGTGTAGGAACCTATACATGGGTAGGGGGAACAGGCGGCTCTGCTGGCCAGGCGGGCAGTAACGTAATCGGACCCGGGCAGTATGGAATAGAATTTCAAGTTTTACCCGGTGCCGGCGGAGGAGGATGGGGGGCACCGGGAGGATCTGCCACTGCAACGTATTATGGAAGTTCAACTGTTGAAATTTACTCTGGCGGTCTAGGTGGTCCGGCAATTATCAAAACTCAGACTTTTACACTAAACAATAACGGAAACGTATATGGATCTATTATCTAGGAAATAGTTTATGACAGTAATTTATAAAATTTTTGACCCAGAAAAGAGTAAGTACATTGATTGTGAAGATGCTAGTAAGGTTGTAGAAATAATGGCCAATTTAGCATGGAAATTTTATTTCTTCTATTGTAGAAATAAACCATTTCAAAAGGTAGTTGTTAACGAAGACGGTTCGGAACTATGGGCAGATCCAGAGGGAAACGAAACGTTAGTCCCTGTTGATGTAGTTAATAAAATTAAAGAACTGGCCACACAAGATTTTACTCCAATTAATTAGATTTTTACCTTTTAAAATAATCAATTTAACATATCATTAACTGAGTTAATTTTATTATTAATTTCGTCTAATCTCAGTGTACGAAATAATCCCGGATGCAAAGGTCTGGGAATGTCTGAGATAGAAGTCCAAGCATAGCCTCGATGTTCGCTGTTTAATGTTGGAACAAATTCATTGTCTACAATAACAATGTAGGTATGATATACAAAATAATTATTATCAGCAGTATAAGTTTCTAAAGGGATTAGTTTTTCGTTGTGTAATCTAACGCCGATTTCTTCTTGAACTTCTCTTTTCAAACTTTGAATTACAGTTTCCCCAGCGTCAACCTTGCCCCCGGCAATGCCCCAAGTATTAGCAAACTTTCCGTTATTTCTCAATAAGAAAAGATATCGACCGGTTTGATTACAATAAATTAATGCACCAACACTTTCAATTGCTACTGCATAAGGCTCTACAAAATCAAACTCCACTGACCTGCTGGATAATGCCCTTGAAAACTCTTTAACCATTCTGTTCCATTCCATCTATACTGAACAGCAGTATTTAAGTGAGTTACATATTGTACATTAGCATTTTGGCTGGCAGAGAAACTTACACGCCATTTAGTACCATCCCACTCAATGATATCATTTCTTTTTGCCACAACTGGGCCTTGCGAAATATAACCATCAACGAATTTGGATCCATCATTGCCTAACCACGCAGCGGCTTTCTCACTGTTTACAACCGAACCAATATCGTTTAATATTAAGTATCTTACTCCACTGCTAGTAGGTGTAGTTATAGATTGATCGTCAATGTCAAAATCATCAGGATCAACAATGGCATGTATTGGTGCCACAGTGTTGGTTGGTATTGTATCAGAGAAGATATTATATAGTAATAAACTATTGTCTGACGGATGAAAAGCAATAGTCCCTACTATTTCTTTGTCGTCATCTAACTGTAATCTAATTTGGCTAGTTCCGGGTTTTAATGCACCATAAACTTCAATCAGGGCAGGCCAACTATCTCGACTCCCAATTTTTCCAGTTTCGGTGGCAATCTCGTTTTCTTTTACTAGCACCAGAGTATTATCTAATACCACGATTCCGTATTGTAGCGGAGTAATATATTGTCGACTCACAAGGTTACTGTCGGCAAATGCAGCGTCGTCTAGTTCGCCCTTGGGGTCATATATACTGGCAATGATTTTTTGTATAACACCCAGTTTCTTAACTTTGGCAGGTAAACTGATCCAAATTGGTAGTTCAAATGTTAAACTGGCAATATCAATTTGATCTTCGGTGCCAGCTGGTATTGTTCTTGAGGTAAAATTAATATTGGTCAACGTAATAGTACTTAAACTAGTCCAATCAAGATAGTTATCGGTGTTTTGTATTTCCATTGAAGGATTAAACAAACAGCATAGTTGTTCAATTAATTGTAGTTTTTGTGTACTATTACTAGTCCATATATCTAATTTTAACTCTAATTTATAAGGTACAGGCATCAGTCTTTCAACAGTGATAGAATCTTGTTGATTAATAAAATATTGTCCACTGGCTTGATCAAATACTCTTTCGCGTAAATTTACTTTACTGACATGATAAGGTTCTTGAACACGTTCACGATCATAAGTTAAACTGCTAATATACACTGACATTGACGGTGTGTAACTTAATACGTTTTCACTGTTATTTTTTAATATCTGTGCAACCTGTCTATTCATGTCGCCATATATTACAGGTACACGTAGTAAACTGGTATTTCCTGTTCGGTCTTTTCCAAACTCAACTTGGAAATTACTGACCATACGAACGAATTGTGTAACAAATCTTCGTATTTGTCCTGAGTAAAAAAATTGCTGCATATTAATCGGCTCTTGGTTTGAATATTTCGTTTAATGCCTGGCGTTCGTTGTACACTTCTCCGCTGCTGTTGGTATGTGTTGCAGTGTTATTAGCAAATGTAGAACGTAGTGTACGATTTGTAGGTCCTGGGGTAAGTGGCGAACGTTGAACGTCTTCGACCTTCTCCCATTTAGTACCATTCCATCTAAATAATCGATTAGGAGTAAAATCTAATCTTAAGAAATAAGTTCCCAATTTGGGACTAGTTGGAAATGCTACACCACTAAGTACAGTATAACCGTTGGGTGCTTTTCCATCACCAGTTAAATAACCTTTAATAGATTTATCAGGTGTTAATAATCCACGGTCAGCAGTCAATGCTGCGGTATTGATATTTAAGTTAGTTTGATCAGCACGAGGATCAAACGGATCCTCAGGAAGCCCGTTTTCTTTTAATCCTAGAGTATATAACGGATTAACATCATATCCGCTGTAAGGAACATCGGCTTCAGCCTGGGCAATAATGCTATCATTGATATCAACAAACTTTTGATAACTGCTTAATATACTGCCCAGAGTTTGATCGGTGTCGTCCCCGGCTTTGATATTATTAAGTAAATCTTTGTATTCTTGACTGTCTACCAATGGTTGAAGTTTTACACGCCAAAGATGTGGCCACCAAGTTGGACTAAATCCTTCGCTGGCACGATTGGCATCAGAAACAACATAGTATCTTTTTAGTGCTGCAGGAAGATCAGCGTCTAGAGCATCATAATCTTTAAGATGTTGTAGTTCCAGAACATCGCCGTTCATAATTTTTCTACCAATGGACTCGACCATTTCTTTAAGATGAAAAGTCATAAACAGTGTGCCTGAGTTTAAAAATAGCCCAAATTGGCTAAGATCAAAGTCATTGTCGGATACGTTATAGATACCACGTAAACTGTATATGCTGGTATCGTATTTTCGGTCTCTGTTTTCTAAAAATAGCAAATCTTGAATGTTTTTTCCGCTTTCGTTTATATATCCAGGCTGTGTAGCATCTGAACTAAATTTAAGTGTAGTGCCACTGGTAATCGGTGCTGTAGTGTCAAGTGTTAATGTTATAGATGTGGCATTTTTTGTTGCAATACGACTGCCTTTTGCAATATTAGTTCCATACACAAAGTCGCCGGGTTTAACTGAACTGGTATCGCTGATATTAATAGTTTTACCTATAGCATTTTGAGCAGATGATGCAGTTAATGTAATTGATTGGTCGTTAGTACCTAAATATTTGTGTAAATTAATACCTGTGCCGCCAATGGTAAACATTTCGGCTATCTGCCTGTCGAAGTATCGATAGTCGTTGCTGTGTTTACCGTCTTTCCAAAGGCTTAATCTAGGCAAGGCAGTTCTCCAAAGTATTAAATATTTATCCAATCCATTGCGGTTGACCTAGTTCGAATTTTAGTGTATAATTGTTTTTTCTTGGTAATTTTGGAGTGTGATATGGCTCGTATTTCTGTCAAAAAAGAATCTGCAACAAAACGTCAACCTAAACTTACAAGTACACTGAGCATTGACGAAAAGTACATTGGGGCAGAGCCGATCTGGGATACAGAACGAGCTCTAACTATGAGTGATGCTGATTTTGAACATCATCTTCGTCGTAGCCTTCGTTGGTATAATTATATGTTTTCCAGCAAAGAGCTTAAAAAATACGTTGTGGAATGGCTACAAGAAAATACCAAGCTAAACGCTCGAGAAATTAGTATCTTTGTTAAAAGTAGTGACCAGTTTTGCCCAATTACTATTTGTAGTCTTGTAATGGCACATCGTCGCGGTATGCCGATGAAAGAAAAATATCGTGATCATATTGTTAAAACAGTAACTAAAATTATTGATGAAAACCAAAATTTAGTACAGCCCGAACCTATAGCAGCTAAACGAACTGACATTAAAGTTCCTACAATTGCAGATCGTGTAGCAGAAAAGACAGCTGAGTATATCGGCGAAGTTGAGGGCTTAATCGACGACTACATTTTCAATAAAAAAGAATTTAATCTTTACAATTGGCTCAAAGAACGTAATGTTCCACAAGGCTCGATTGTAAAGTTTCGTCAAACCGTCAGTCGCCAACAACTGGAATTTGCTGAAGCACTGGAAGGCAAAGACGCACAACTCAAAGAAGGCTATCGCGGATTTAACAAAGCCCGTCTTAAACAAATTGTAACTTTTTATGAAAAGCTATGGGCAGATCTAGATAGTTTTGCACAAAGCAAAAAAGTAGCACGTAAGGTTCGTGTTAAGAAAAGTCCTTCCAAGGACAAACTTGTTGCCAAACTTAAATATCTCAAAGAAGATCGAGAACTTAAAATTACCAGTATTAATCCAGTGGATATCATTGGAGCCAATAAATTGTGGGTTTACAATACTAAAACTCGCAAATTGTATCGTTATCAAGCAGATGAACTTGCTAGTACTTTGAGTATTAAGGGTACTACTATTCTTGGATATGACGAAGTTAAAAGTGTGGGCAAGACTGTTCGTAAACCCGCTGAAGTATTGTCCAAATTTATGAAAGCCAGCAAAGTACAGCTGAGGAAGTTTTTAGATGACATTAATGCAGTTGAGGCCCGAGCTAACGGACGTATTAACGAGGATACACTATTACTCAAAGTAGAATAGGGGTGGTTTGCTAAATAAAGCAATAAAGGTCAATCTATATGAGCACAGAAGCCGATATTGCTGCACAATTACAGTCCGTGACTGAGTTAAAAAATCAGATAGTGGAATACACTAGACTGAGATTAGCTGATCAGATCATTGACATAGAGCCCGATAAAGAGCATTACGATATGGCCATTAAACAAGCTTTAATTAAATATCGTCAACGCAGTAGCAATAGTGTAGAAGAAAGTTATGCATTTTTAGATCTAGTAAAGGAAAAGCAGGAATATATTCTTCCTAGCGAAATTATGGCTGTACGCCAAATATTTCGTCGAGGTATAGGGTCAGTTACAGGGACCACTGCTAGCCAATTTGAGCCGTTTGCTTCTGGATACCTCAACACTTATATGTTAGTAGCCGGTCGTGTAGGTGGATTAACTAACTATGAATTGTTTACCCAATATCAAGAACTAGCTATGCGTATGTTTGGTGGTCATATTAATTATACCTTTAACCCCACTACCAAAAAATTAACCATAGTTCGTAAGATACCCGATTCGGGCGAAAGTGTTTTGCTTTGGATTTACAATTACAAACCCGATCAAATTCTCTTGTCTGATCATATGTCTTTTCCTTGGATACAGGATTATGCCTATGCTTTGGTCAAGTATACAGTAGGTGAAGCAAGAGAAAAGTTCAGTCAAATTGCAGGCCCACAAGGTGGTAGCTCACTAAACGGTGGGGCACTTAAATCAGAGGCTAAAGAAATGCTTGACAAACTAGAACTAGATTTAATAAACTATGTGGATGGCGGACAGCCTTATACATTTGTTATAGGATAATTCTTGATAGTCACTATTAGCGGATTCATCGGCAGTGGCAAAGACACTGTTAGTGAATACTTACAAAAAACTCATAATTTTAAACAGATTAGTTTTGCCGGAAGCCTTAAAGATGCTGTATCTGCAGTCTTTGGGTGGGATCGAGAAATGTTAGAAGGCAAAACAGTAGAAAGTCGTTTTTGGAGAGAGACTCGGGACATTTGGTGGAGCGAGCGACTAGGTATGAACATCACTCCAAGGTGGATACTACAGTACTGGGGTACTGAAGTGTGCCGGCAAGGATTCCACGATGATATTTGGATTGCTAGCGTAGAAAATCGTATTAGAAATAATACTGGACCAGTGGTTATATCTGATGCAAGATTCCCTAATGAATTAGCTACAATTAAAAATTTGGGCGGTAAATCTCTGAGAGTGGTTCGGGGAGATAATCCCGAATGGTACGATCTAGCGATTAAAGCTAACCAAGGTGATTCTCACGCTCGGGCAGAAATATCTACAAAAGTCCATTCATCGGAATGGTCTTGGGTCGGACACGACTTTGATTATGTTATTGATAACAATTCGACTTTAGAAAATTTATATCAACAAATTAATCA